AGCATATCAAATACAGCGCCACTACCAGCACTTAAAAAAAGATCCCTTGCTTCTAATAAAGGAGTTTCTGCATTTTCAAATGCTGTATCAAGAAATCCATCCTTTGATTTATCTTCTCCGTCAAATTCTTCAGGAGTATAGGCAACAGGTGTCAATGGTTCTGTTGTAGGCTTAGCAGTTTCCGTATCAAAAATTTTCATTTGATCGTCAATTGAAGAATTGTTTAACTCTAAGCCACCTTGATTGTAACCTGCCGTTTCAGTTTGAAGTTGTGCAGTATGGAGTTTTGAAGGGGTAAACTCTTTAAACACAGGGTTTTCTTTTGCTAACTCTGCATTAAGCTCAAAAGTAATATCATCATAAGTAATTCTTCGTACTGCAACAACCGCAGAAGTTTCATAAACATTAGATCTAATCGTAACTGCGCCACCATAACCTTGATTAGTGGGATCATTTAATTGCTCACCACCACCTTGATTACCACCTACAATATTAATAAAACCGGGTTGAGCAGGTTCTTCAATCCTAGTCCCAGCATAGAAACCAACATGATCTCCTTTACCATCACCCTCAAAATCAAGTACTACTATATCACCTTCTTGAATATCTGCATACTCAATTTTAGTGCCGTAGTTTTTATACTTATCTGCTCTTATGTTATCAAACTTGTCTTCTGGATTTAAAGTATCTGCACCTAACTTAGTTAAAATATGGTGGACAAACGTAGCACACCAAGCTTTTTTTCTAGGATCATAGTCTACATCTGCGCCTAAAGCACTGGAAAACATTCCATTAAAAGCTTTTCTTTGTTCTGGGTTATTCTCATCTAACCCTGTAACTATTTTTGTTACCCCCCTTTTTAATTCTTTTGCAAGCAAATATCCAGAGTTAGCTATAGCATCTATAGGACTTATTTTATTATCTTCAGTACTTTCAGGTTCTTCAGTAGGACTAGTGTTATTATTTGTTGAAGGATTAAATTCTACTTCTGAGTCAGAGTTTAAAGTTGAATCAAAGAGTTGAGTTTTAGTATCGTTTGTTGTAGAAACTACTGGAAGATCTCTTTCTGCTGGACCTATCCTTTGTTCTTTTGTTTGTTCAATAGCAGCAACAGCTTCTGTTGAAAGCAAATTATTATTTGGTACAGCAACTCTGTCAAAGATTTCTTCTGTTTGACTAACCATTGACTTTATCCCTAAGTTGTTTTAATTTACGAAGGGCAAAAGCCTGACCTTGTAATCTGTACAGACTTTCTGCATCAGGGGTTTGTTCCATTTGATTATGTACAGCAGACAGTCTAACCTCTAGCTCAGATAAAAAAGAGTCCCATAAAGTCTTATCATTTACTAAAGGTTTTAAACTCACTGTATAGTTCCTTGTCCAGTATTGCCTGAGAAGCCCTGTTCTCCCGGTGTAGGCACAGAACCAGTACCTATAGTACCTCCACCGCTTCCTTGGGTATCGGCTGCCTGAGCGCCAGCAGGTCCAGCCTGTGGTGGTAATGGTTGTCCGTCTGGTCCTACTTGAGGTGCGCCTTGCTCTGGTGCTGGGGGTGGGTTTGCTTCTTGAAACTTTTTAAGTATCTCAGCTTGTACTGCTGCGTCTGCCATAGAGTTAACTAGTTTATCTGGATCAAGATCCATAGACTTACAAATTTCACGGATAATATAATCCATCCTTGCAAAAGGAGCAAGCACAGGATTTTGTACAACCTGTAGAAATTGCATAAGTCTTTGACTACGAACCTCATTTGCCATAAGGCTTTCTGTACCACGGGCCTTTACCTCTAAGTCTCCTTTAATCTCTTGATCAAAGTCAAACTGCATGTTAAAGTTATAGAAAGCTTTTGCCATAGGGCCAAGTAAGTAATCATCAACGTTCTTAACAACATTACGAATACTGCCGTTAGCTGCTGACATAAGCATAGATATACCAGAAGCAGTACGTCCTACACCAGATACACCTGTTTGACCATGAGCAAAGGACGGGAAGCCTGTTGACTCATCCGACAACACACGTGCTTTATCAAACATCTGCATGTTTTCGTTAGATACATTAGGAAACTTTGTACCAAAGATTGCCTGACCCGGCGCTCCACCTTGGCGTCTAAAGACTTTACCGGGATATACTGAAAGGTCTTGGCCCGGCACTAAGTTAGTTTCATCTACTTCAATTAACATATTACCAGATAATGCAGCATTGTCAACTGCCATACGCATGAAACCATTCATTAAAGTTTGAGTGTCATCCATATTTTCAGCTAAGCCAACACCAAAGATATTGTAAGGATTAATTTCATAAGGCACTGCGTAGTAAGGGATTAAAGAAGGGGTAAAAGGATTCATTACAAGACGTAGTACTTGATGATTGCAAACCCAAATATTTACACTAACTTGATCAAAATCTTTTAGTTCTTTAGGTATATCAATATCATGTTCTTCAAGAATGTCTGTGTCTACATTACCCCAGAACTCTAATACTTCATAACGTTCTGAGCTTGCTTCGTTAGCATCATCTTCCATAGCTTGTTCCCACCACTCTTTAGTGTAGGACTCTCCCATAGAAATAGAGATATCAATAGAATTTGGGCGGAAGAAAGGTCTATTCTTTAAAGCTCTAATTTGAGAACGTGACATTTTATGCCGCTCAATAATATACTCAGCTTCATCCATGTTTATTGCATCTGGATCAGGATAGAAGTTCCAAATAGATACGGAAGAAGTTTGAGGTATAGTCTTTATAGTTGGTGTGTACTCACCTTCTTCAGACCAGTTAGGGTATTCTTTGTCTACTGCAAATGGACCCTTCATAACTCCCGTACCAAACAATGCACATTCAAATGCAGCAACACGAAGTTGTTTGTTTGCATTAGATTCATCTAGTTGATCATGGATTTTCTTTTCCATTTTCTTTGCTGCTACCATTGCAGGATGTATACTTATTGAAGTTGGTGTAGTACCCGGACCTTCTTTAAGGATATCTATTACAGGTTCTAGTTTATCTTTTAATGCTCCAAGACGTTCTTGTAGTTGAGGCATAGTTTCACCCGGAAGAAGTTTACTGTTTTCTTTTTCTTCCCCGCCAGCTTCAGCATCTTGTAATGCTTTATCACTTTCAAAATGTACTGAACTTGCAACACCTTCTGGTAAAGTAGTGGGTTCAATAGTAATAGGGAATTTATTATTACCAAAAAGAACTTCAACAATCTGCCCATAAGCAGCCAGTACTTTTGTTTTAGTTACCTTTACAAAAACCCTAGATTTTTCTGTTGAAGTAAACTGTACATCAGGTCCATACAAACCACGGTAGTTTCGGTAAGCTTGAATCCACCTACGTTCTTCTGTATCCCTAGCTGTAGAAGCTTTAGAGAATTTATGTTTAACTAATCCAACAATAGTTCCTGCATGAGGATCATCATAAGAATTTTCTTCAGTATCATCTAAAGCTTGCGACTGCACTGAGTCCATAGTTTCTTCAAAGTCTTCTTCCATATTATTTCCTTAATATCCAAAAGTGGGATCACTTACTTGAAATCCAGAATTAGTTGCGGGATTAAAATCAAATAAGCTACTTCTTGGCCGTGTCATAATTCCATATCGTAGAGCATCGTATAGGTGGTCTTCAGCATTTGTATTAACATCTTCAGGGTTATTTTTATCTAATGGTAAAGAAGGTAACTGAGATATTAAATTTTTGCAGTTGTTAAACATTACAAGTCTAGGTTCTTCCGTAAACTCATCTATTTGTAATCGCCTATGTAATTCATTCTTTCCAGATACACGGGAACCTTTTGATCTATCTGATGGCCTCCAACGGCAACCTTTTCTAATCATTTGTTCTGCTAGACTTGGACCAGTATCACCACGATTATGCCATAAAGAAGAGTCAAGTACTCCGTATCTTATTTTTTCTTCTTGCTCTGCTTCTAGTATCATGTCAGCAAGATCAGTAGCAATAACTTTACTTACATACATTTCTCTATATACAACTAATTGTTCTGATGGACTTACTGCTATCCACACAACACCTGAGTAAGAACCATATCCATAGTCACATGCTCTAAACTTTACCCAACTACTAGGTATGTCAAAAGGTTCTACTACATGTATCTTACGATTAAACTCTGGGAATGCAGCCCCTTCATTAATATCCCAATCACCTTCTAGTAACTGCCTACGCTGATGCTCAGGTAACGACAGAAGGTTAGCTTCATACATTCCATCTTCTGCTAAGTAAGGGTTATCAAATAGAGTAGCAGGAATAAACCTGCGTTTAAAAAGAGGTTCACCCTGCCTACTGTGTCCTTTAGGCCAAGTTACTACTTCACCTGAATCAATGTCTGTAGCCCAAAAAGCTTTGTTAGGAGTATTTGGATCAATAAAAGTTTTTTTAACCCATTGATGGCCCGGCCCACCGGGGTTACTTGTTGCTCTCATGTACAAAGGTAAGCCACTATCTTTAGTAGTCCGTAATCTTGAGCGCATATAATTCCACGGGTATGGGCTAGGCCATTGTGTAAGCTCGTCAAAGCCAATCCAACTAAAAGCCTGACCTTGGTATCTCATAACATCATCATCCCTATCAAGGTATGACATCCAGAGTGTTGCACCTGATGGCGCTACCCAAGTTTTATCACGTTCCATAAACTTAATTCCCGGTACAGCTTTTGGGTATAACTGTTTAGATACTGAGATAAGTTCTCTTAGTTCTTCTGTGCTACGTCTAACTAATAACATACTTGCGTTAGGATTGCTAAAGTATCTAACTGGATCTGCAACTAAACTGTAGCTTTTACCACCACCTGCTGACCCACCATATAATACTTCTTGTTGTGTAGAAGCCAAAAAATCTGTCTGTGGTCCGGGGTTAGGTTTAAAAATTACATCTTCTTCATGCAACTCTTCGGTCTGTGTCACCTGTGGTGGACTTGAGATCTTTTCCTCCAAGTCTTTCTTTTTCAAGCTTTTCCGCTTTTTCAAGGGCCGCTTTGTATTTTTCAGCGAGGTGACGCTGGATTGAAGCTTCTCTCTTACGTTTTCGCTCAATTTTAACTCTTTTCATTAACCCTACATGGGATATATATCTACCTGATTGTTCACTTAACCAAGCTGAAACATCTCTATAACTATACTGCTTTAAGTATTTCTTTGCTACTTCTAATAATTCTAGCTCATCTGGTATTGGTCTTAGTATATCTATGTCATCAGAGTCTTGACTATATCCAAATGGTACTTGTCTTCCAACCCTAACTACCGATCTCCACTCAAACTCTTCATCTTCTCTTGGTGCTGGTAGTTGCCAAACTTTACCTAGTCTACTCATCTTTAGGTGGCAAAATAAATAAAGGACTAGAGCTTGTTACTTCTACTTTATCTGTAGCTTTAAATCCGCCACGATCAAGAATATCTTTTGCTGCTACCATTTTTTCTTTATTACCCAGATCAGTAGGACTATCCATAACTTGTTTCATTGAGTAAGCAGCTTTAGTTGCAGTAGTAGAAATAAATCTTTTTGTTCTTTCTGCAATTTCTTCTTGTAAAGCATTTACAATAGAAGAAGTAGAAACAGTATCTGCATATCCAGATAGTTTACGTGCTTGAGAAGGATCACCTTTTGCTTCTTCAAAAAGAACATCAAGAAACTTATTTTGTTTTTCTGTTAGGTTTCTCATTCGCACTCACATTTTTTACAAGAACAACTACGATTAATTATAGCACACCAAATTCTTTTAAAATATTTTATCATTTTATTTTCCTGTACGGTTTAGTAGCTTTGGCAGCTTTTTTAGGTTGTTTAGAAAACTGCTTACCCTTTGCTGTATCTTTTTTCTTTTTTGCACTACTAGCTGCATACGTTTTTGCATCCATAGCTTTAATAGCGCCCGAAGGTAAATACCTTTCGCCTGTAGCGTTAGCACCTTGTGTTGAAGGTTTACCACTTTTTGTTTTCCAATCTTGCTTAGTCCACTTACTAAGTCTTTGTTGACTTTTTGATTTTGCCATCAGCTTTAGCATTTGCTGTTTTGCTTAAATCTTTATAGTGAAATAGCTTTACACTTGTTTTGGTGTGACCTTTACCAGTGTGCAAAGAACCATCAGGCATCTTGTGAGTACTGCCCTTGTGTTCTGTACCGTCTTTCTTATAGTGCTTTACGCCCTTCATGATTTATAGCCCCCACCCTTAGCTTTGTATTGTTTAGCAACCATCTGTGCTTTCCTACCTGACCACTGGCCGGGGCTTCCTCCCTTGCCGCTAGCCTTAATGGATGCGACAAGAGATTTACGCATAGTAGGCTTAGTATAATTCCCAGCCGCATTAACGGTAGACTTTTTCTTGGTTGTAGAATTTGTCTTTAATTTCGCCACGTGTGATTCCTATATCTTTAAGCATCTGATCTGACATGTTAGTTAACTGCCAGTATTCTACCCTACGCATTTGTCTTTGTTGCAGCGTCTTTAAAATTTTTTTAAACATGGTATAACTCCCTTTTACCTAAGACAGTTATACCATGTTTTATACTACCAGACTACATACAAGTTTGCAACCCCGCTATGCATTATTTTTTCTTCTTAGTCATGCCGCCATACATGTAACCGCTAGACTTCTTAGCCATGCCGCCACCCATCATTTTAGCTGCAGGTTTCTTCTTAGCCATACCACCTGCCATCATTTTAGCTGCTGGTTTCTTTTTGGCTACTCCACCCTTATTCATTTTACCAACACCGTCAGCAGCATAAGCTGGAACTTTTTTACCATCCTTCATAACCATGGGCATACCACCTTTATTGTAACCTGTAGATTTTTTAGTCATCATACCTCCTTTTGCGGCTCCTGTTTTAGGACCAGCCAAGTTCAATGGGTCAACACCTCTTTTAGCTTTCTTCCTAGCTCTTTCATCAAGTGTTGCTTTCCTGTTTCGTTTCATAAGCTCACTAACACCATCGCCTCTACCGCC